ATGGCAATCAGTGACACAAAGCTCCGCTCTATCTATGGTAAACCATATTCCGGGCCTGCTGAAATTACGGATTCAGACGGGCTTGGAATTCGCATAACCCCCAAAGGCGTGATCAGCTTTCAGTTTAGGTTCCGATGGGAAGGGAAGCAGAACCGAATGGGGCTCGGGCGTTACCCAGCGCTGACCCTGCGCGATGCCCGCAATATCGTTGCAGACCTGAGGGAGTCGGCAGACAAAGGCATTGACCCCCGAACGCTGGCTGGTGGCAACAAATCCAAGAGTAAGCCAACGGTAAAGGATTGCCTGGATTACTGGAAAGAAAATTACGTGGACGTAACGCTAAGAGCTAAGACGATAGCGCTTTATAAATCAACGGTTATAAAGCATATGCGCGACGCTTTTCCCGGCATTCCGGTTGAGGATATCCCTGTCCGCTTGTGGGTAGAGAGGTTTACCGAAGAGGAGAAAATCAACCCTCGCCGAGCCCGGCATTTATTGATACAGCTCAGGTCTGCCATTGGTTGGTGTACGCGCCGACAATTCATTAGCACAACCGAACTCATGCTTTTGCAGCCGAAAGATATCGGTGTTAAACCGGTGATTGGGGAGACCACGCTCAGCTATAACCAGCTTGCCAAAATCTGGATGGCTATAGAAAGAAGTCGTGGGTCAACTTCTAACCGATTGCTTCATCAACTGCTAATGCTGTACGGCGCCAGGAATAGCGAACTTCGGCTGGCTATAAGGGGGGAGTTTGACCGAGAGGAGGGGTTATGGGTTGTGCCGGCAGAGAAAAGTAAAACCAACAAAATTATCAGGCGCCCCATTTTCTCCGCCGCAGATGATTTGCTGAAAAAAGCTGAAATGACGTATGGGGATATACTTTTCCCTGGCGAGGACCTGAAAAGCCCCATTACTATTTCTGGTGCAAATAAATTTCTCAGAAGAATCAAGGACTCGTTGGGGTTTGGTGAGTTTACTTCACATGATTTTCGGCGCACATTGGCAACCCGGCTATCCGAAGATGGTGTTGCTCCGCACGTCATCGAAAAGATGCTGGGGCATGAACTTGGCGGCGTGCTTTCTGTCTATAACAAGCATGACTGGATTGCCGAACAGAAAGACGCCTATGATCTGTATGCTGAAAAGATATTCTGGCATATCAGGAGGATTTCTGGTTGATACCCCCGTTTAAGATCCACTCCACAATAGCAGAGCGCAGATATTGCTTAGGATAGGTCCGGACCGGTTTGGGGAAATTATAGCGCTCGGTGTATTTGCGGATGGTCACGCGTGAAGATACTCGGATCATCCGCATTGCCTCTTCCTCGTCAATCATTTCAATGTCTACCATATAACCCACCTCATACCACTTTCAGGCCACGACAGTGGCACCACGTCTCATACATCCGCTTAACCACTTCCCGGCAATAGTAGCCGTGACCGTCTCGCGTCAGGTCATACCGGCCGCCGTAGCGCAGCCGGACCCATATCTCAAATTCTCTGTTCATCGTTTCATCTCGCGCAGCGCGGTTTTATAGGCCCGCAGCGCATCCCTGGTTTTGCCTGAAATATGCGTCTTCATGAAGAAGCTGCCGCGCCGTTCGCTGATGACGCCCGGGGTGCAGAGCAGGGTGGCATCAACAACCCGGTTATGTTTGCGAAACTCGAAAATGGTGCTGGTAATAGTCACCGCGGCCACAGCGCCATAATCTTTAAAGTCGATTTTCATCTTTCTGATCCTCCTCAACTGCTGCGATATATCCTTTCCATCCGCCATAGCTGTTAACCATTTCACCCAGGCGAGAGAGGCAGGCGTTCATCCAGCGGATCCCCCGAGGCGTAAGCGACGGCACTGTTCCCCAGTCGATAAATCCCGAATTGCTGCGGTGCAAATATTTGATGAGGTCCAGAATGTTGATGTAATGCGCACGGCGGCGCTCTATGTCCCACCCTTTATCTTTGAGGTAGGAGTCAATGAAGCCCTGCAGCGCTGGCTGGTTAAGCGAAATATCGCCGTACTGGTGGCGATACACCGGGCGGCGGTGCAGGCTGACCAGATAAAACAGATATGCATCGCAAACCCAGGTTAAGGCCCGCTGGTGGGCCACCTCGATAGAACCGGCCGGCAGCCAGATAACGTTATTCACCGTGGCCGCCCTCCCACCCAATAGCCTGAAACAGGCCCATCTTCGGGTGATACCAGCGGGTGCCGCGGGGTTCTGCCTCGGACATCATCTGGCGGAATGCTTTCATGAACGGTTCAAACTCCACGATAGCCCGGCGGGAAAGCAGGCCATCGGGTGTCATGAATTCGTGCGTATCAGTCGGGATTCGGTAGGCGTTAACCAGGTTCCGGCATTTCGCATCAGTCATACCTCTCTTGGCGACAACCTGACGATAACCAACGTACCCGGCCCGCATGGTACCGCGCTTAATGTTCTCGACCGCTTCCGCTACCGTTTCTACCTGCTCTTCGACCTGGTAGAGGCGGCGCTCCTGCTCAACATTCAGCAGGGCCATTTCTGCGATCAGTTCTGCCTGTGATTTGGGGCCGGAGCGCTCTTCTTCCAGCTCTTTCCAGCGGTCCACCAGGCGGGCGGTAAACTCAGGGCTAAGCTGGGCGACGACGATGATGCTGTCGCGCTTACCTTCTTCACTTTCAAAAACGTAAACTGCTGTAGGGCGCCCGGCGGTAGGCTTTTCCTCAATTTGAGGAGAAGTGATTACACCGCGCACAATCAGCATCTCAATGGTGCGCTTCACGTTGTCGTGACGCTTCTCTACCAGCTCGGCAATTTCCAGGCTGGTCATTGATGGCTTGCTGGTGATCAAGTTATTCATCATCATTTCCCTCAGTGCATAACCGGCATGCCAGGCATGCCTTCGGTATGAATTTGTTCGATAAAGCCGTCATGCAGAAGGTTGAAACCTTCCCGGCCCATAGCTGACAGCCTGAAGCCGTATTCGTTGTCACAGACAACCATGTCCTGATACATGCGCAGCGCCAGCGGCAACCCTTCCTTTTGCCCGTATTTCTCAATGGCGCCGGCCTCAATGTGATTAGCGAGTGCAAAGCGTTCCGGCCCTGGGTAGACGCTGATTGCACCGTGCTCCCCGGAATAGATAACGGCTGTATCAACGCCCCCTTCGTCGTTCGGAACGTCGACAGTCCCGTTCTTCTCCAGCTCCTCGGTAATGAATACCGCGGCGAGCAACCAGCGCCAGACGATGATTTGCTGCTCGATAGTGAGCGTGAGCCAGCTGCTTTCTACCGCCTCCATGATGCAGGCCAGAATATTCATGCCGTCGGCAAGGCGTTTGTCGTAGTGACCGTTATCCAGTTCACGAATAGCGGCGGAGTAACCAATAATCCTGCTTCCAGATAACCGGATGCCGGCAGACGTTGGTTCCGGGTTAAATGCTGTGTGATCCATTGCGTACCTCTGCTGGTTTGCTGGCTTTGAGCTCTTCGCGCTCCTTCACGTAGCGGTCGTGCATGGCATCCCACTTTTCACACCACTTCTGCATTTCACGTTTGCGGGCGAGGATTCGACGCAGCCGGCGAACGGTGCGCTGGTGGGCGCGGTGGTATTCGTCGGTAGTTTCGCCACGGCGCCACATTTCGTTTCCTTCATGCTCCACAAGGTAATCAGGGTGGCGCTGCTTAAACCCGGACAGAGCGAAGGCGTGCGACGTCAGAAAGTGAGCCAGCCAGCTAATGGCGGTACCGCGGCTAAAACAGCGCTTCATGCGTCCGTGGCGAACGGCCGCGAACAGTAGACCGACAGGCGTGTCGTATTTCTGTAATGCCAGGTCGATGGCGCTGGCGGTGCGGTTGTCGATCATCTGTCTTTCTCCCGGTTATACGTTTCATAGCTCATTACTTCCCAGTTCCGGCCATCGTCTTTCGATAACAGCCGCCAGCGTGGGTTAACCTTCAGGCTGAGATATCCGGTGCGGTGCATACGTCGCGCATATATCCGTTTCCGCCGGTATCGCAGCAGGACCTGCAGCGCCTGCAGGTGTACCCGCTCAGGAATGCGTATTGCTGTTAGTGCCACTGGCTTCCTCCTGATTAGGGGCGATCACCTGATACCCTGCTTTCTTTGCCATCCAGAAAAAGGTATCCATGCTGGCAATCAGCTCGTTATCGCGAACCTTGCGGGTATCTATTACCTGGCCGTTTTCAATCGTCATAACGACCTGCACTTTTTCGTGTGTAATAGGGAGGGGTAAATTAGCCATTAGTTATTTTCTCCGCTTTTAATGACTGCTCAGCCAGCGTTGCAATAAGCGCATTCATAAAGTCCACACCATCGGGTGTTAACTTATTCACACCCATGCAATTCGAATAATGTTCGGAAATTAAATTTTCTGCCTGCTCGCGTTTGTGGGTGTCATAAATCATCGCTTCAAAAAGTTTAATCAGTGCCTTCGTCAAAATATCTTCGTCAAGCTCCACAGGTAAATTCGAACCATCATCCAGTCTGACTATCTGGAAATAACTTCCGGTTCTAAGCATCATTGAATCTAACTTTGCACGAACGAGGTGACGGCGACGAGTTTCAATCAGATTTGTTTTCACGGCGCTTTTCTTCCTCCTTTAACCAAATAGCAACTTCGGCTGATAAATTTAGAGCAAGACCCAGCAATGCCTCGCATTGAAGAGAATTCATTCTTTCAAAACTCATGTGCATCAGATCTAATAATTCATTAAGGTTATTTGCTGATAACGCTGCATCTTCAATGCAGGTATCTGTTACAGGGTCCCACATAATTACCTCCCGTACGCTTTACGAAGATAAAGACCCGCAATCAATTCCTGTCCGCATGATGCATAGAGCAGGGCGGTTTTATATGCATTGTGGTCGATGATGAAACTCATAATAAGCCCATTGCTAATTTTAGGATGAATGATTCCACACCGATTAAGGTGTTAATAAACTCTTTGTGGTTAATTTAACTTTTCTTCGATACTTTTTAAGTCACTACAAAGTTTATGTGCGTAGTCACAAATCACAGCAGACATATGGCACGAAGGATTGTCATTATCATAACTAGTAAAATAAGACTCACTATAAGTTTGTGTAACTGTCTCAAGTTTTTTAGCAGTAAGAACCGCATCGAATATATCATCGGCAAGATCATTTTTGATCTCAGCTCGCTTGTGGTGAATGGTCTCGTTGCTGTAAGTTTTAATATATTCATTCATATTATCTACAGTCTTTTGCATCGAACGAATGAGGCTATTTAAGGAGCAATCTGTTTCGTAATTTTCGTTACTTTTTTTATAAATATTTTCAAGTAGCACGGTGTTTTCGATTATGTCTGATACGAACACTTCAAGCATTTGGACTGGAGTTTTCATTGATCACCTCACGTAAGTATTGATTGCTTACTTAATCAAGTTAAACTTGATGCAAAGAGGTTAGCTTTATAGGTTTTTATAGTCAAGTTAAACTTGATTATTTTTTTATTGAGGGTAGTTACTTAAAAGGAGAACGGGCGAATGCCCGTTATAAATCAATAATTAACCGAATCTGTTAATGTTAAATGGAACCGATGAGATAACTTTTGACTGGATGTAGAGCATATCTAAAGCATCTTTCTCAATGCTCCAGGATTGATAATTAGTGTTATCAGATAGCACTACAATTTTGCTGCCTATTTTTTGCAGTCTCTTTACATAACATTCACCTTCGAAACAAAAGGCGTAAATCCCGTCACCATCAAAGTAAGTTATTGTTTTATCTAAAAATAACAAATCACCCGGAGCTATCGTCGGTGACATACTGTCACCTCTGGCATTACCTATTTCAATATTCTTAAAAGGTCTATTACCTACAACTTGACGGGCATACTCTGGATCTAACTCTATGGAACGCACTACATCAATGAAGTCGCCCCTCACACTGGCACCATCACCGCAACTAAATTCGATATCTAATACTTTAAATTTTACGCTATCCGTGCCTTCTTTTTGAACGGATGAAGGGAAGGACGCGGGTTGCCCCTCCCCTAGAAACCATGATTGCGAATAACCACTGATTTCAGAAAGTTGGGCTAATCTCTTACCCCTTGGGACGGTGGTCCCTTTTGTCCAGTAAACAACCGTCTGCGTGCTAACCCCTAACTGGCGGGCTAACTCAGCTTTACTCCATCCTTTTTCCTTCAGAAGTTCTTGAATCATGTTTGCCGTGGCCACGCTATCTCTCCAAAGTTTCATCCAGCCTGAAAGCTAACACCTAAAGCAATGCTTGATTTCAAGTTTAACGCATGTTTTTGCTTCTTGCATGTTAATTAAATCTTGATATAGACTTCTTCAATAAAGTTTAACTTGATGGTGGGGTATGAAAGAAGACATTCGCATGAAATTGTGTGCCATTACTTCCCAAAGAGCCATTGCAAAAGGCTTGGGTGTAACGCCTCAGGCGGTGAATCAATGGTTTGCTAAATCTGTAATCCCTGCTCGATTTGTATTGAAACTTTGCGAATTTGTAGGTTGGGCCATTACTCCCCACGAGGTTCGTCCTGACTTGTACCCAAGCAAGCTGGATGGAATGCCACGTGTGGAAGAGGTGTGACATGTCACGCGCTAACACGTCACTAGATCCGATTAAGGCACTCGATATCGATTATCGCGATCCGCGAGGTGTTGTCGTGCACGTCACTGGGTGGAACCGGGAGAAGCAACAGGTGTATTTCACCAGGCAGGGATACCCGCATGAGTGCATGCAACCTGTCTGGAAGTTTCAACAGTACTTCAAGAGGTTAATTTCATGAGCAGCAAAATTCAGGGGTATGTGTGGGATGCCTGTGCTGTCTCGGGGGTCAAAGGTACACGCCTTATGGTCATGGTGCGCCTTGCGGATTATTCCAGTGATGAAGGCACGTCTTATCCCGGCGTCAAAACAATATCACGTCAGATAGGCGCCGGAGAAAGCACTATCCGAACAGCCTTGTCGGAGCTGGAAGCAGAGGGATGGCTGCGGCGAGAGAATCGTCGAAACGGTAACCGCAATACTTCAAATATGTATCATCTCAACGTTGAGAAACTGGAAGAAATCGCACTTCAGCAAAGAGCGTTCCTTCGGCTGGAACGTATCAAAAACAACCGGTTTGACCCTCCAGAATCTGACGCTTCGGATTTTGAACAGTCAGAATCTGACGCGTCAGATATGAGAGGCTCAAGCGCACTTGACCCTTCGGAATCTGGCAAAAACAACCGTTTTGACCCTCCAGAATCTGGAGGACATGATCCACAAGGTTTAAAACCTGATCCACAAGTAAAAGATCATGAACCACAAGAAGCGCGCGCAAAGCGCCAGAAAAAAACGTCATTCGACCCTGCAAGGCTAAAACCTGAAAACGTCAGTGATGAAGTCTGGCAGGACTGGGTTAAGTTCCGGCGGGAAACCCGAAAACCCCTGACCGAAACAACCTGCACATACCAGGCTAAGCAACTCGCTGGCCACCAGAACGCCGATGAGGTGATCCGTCGCTCTATTGCTGGTGGATGGCAGGGGCTTTTTCCTGAACGCGTGCCCAATCAACCGCCAGCGCCAGAGGTCATTTCGACCAGCGTGGGTAATGGCGCGGGAAATACTTGGTACACGCAGTCCAACGACGGTTCCGCAGAGGTGTTTATCAATCAGGCCGCTATTGACCGCCTTAAGCGCGGACCTAACCGCCCATGAAAATCATCCTGAAACGCATGCTGGTTGCCGGTTTTAACCGCGGCTTTCTGCGCGAGGGATTCGTGACGTGGTGTTTTATCAAATTCGATTTACGGAGTATCTAATGGGCCCGGCTGAACTATCCGAAAAACTGTGGGACAACGCCGAAAGGGTGGCGAAATATCTGCTGCCTCGCGGGCATCTGGAAGGGAAAGAGTGGTGCGCGGGTAACACCAATGGCGATTCTGGCAAGAGCCTGAAAATTAATCTGGGCGGGAAAAAGGCATGGTCAGATTTTGCCAGCGGTGACAGCGGCGATCTGCTCGATTTATGGGTGCTGGTGCGCAACTGCCAGCTGCATGACGCCATGCGGGAAGCCAAAGAGTTCCTGGGCCTGAAAGATGACGATCATCACTTCGAGGCAAAGAAAAAAACATTCTCCCGGCCAACGAAAAAGGGCGTAAAAAAAGCGAACCATTGCTACGACTATCTGACCTCGCGCGGAATCACTCGCGAGACTGCTGACCAGTTTCGCGTTTCTGATGCTGTGGTCTGGTACCACGATGAAAACCGAGAAGTGGCGGCGGTGGCGTATCCATACATCCGCAACGGCGAACTACTGCAGGTGAAGCGGATCAGTACCGAACGTCCGGGCGGTAAAAAGCTCATCATGGCTGAGGCCGACTGTGAACCTAGTTTATTCGGCTGGCAGGCTATGGACGCCAAAGCCCGCGCTGTCGTGTTGTGCGAAGGGGAAATCGACTGTATGACCTACTCGCAACTGGGCATCAGTGCGCTGTCGGTGCCGTTCGGTGGCGGGAAGGGCGCCAAGCAGCAGTGGATTGAGTACGAGTATCACAACCTGGACCGCTTCGACGAAATCTGGCTCAGTCTGGACAATGACGAAGTTGGACGCGAAGCCGCGAAAGAAATCGCCCGCCGCTTGGGTGAGCACCGTTGCCGCATGGTTGAGCTGCCGCACAAAGATATCAACGAATGCCTGATGGCCGGTATGAGCGAGGATGATGTCTGGAACTGCCTGGGTACGGCGAAATTCTTTGATCCTGACGAACTGTGCTCCGCTGGCGATCTGCTTCAGGAAACCATTGATGCTTTCGAACATCGCGATGTCGGCCTTTTCACCAGCCCATGGGCGTCCTTAAACAGCAATTTCAAGTTCCGCGCCGGCGAGCTGACTCTGGTTAACGGGGTGAACGGCCACGGTAAAACGGAACTGGTTGGACATATCGCTGTAGACGCGATGAGCCAAGATGTCCGGACGTGCATCGCCTCTCTGGAACTGAAGCCTGGGAAAATGCTGGCCCGCCTGACCCGCCAGACCATCTGCACCGCCTCGCCGAAACGCGAAGAAATCGTCACGACGAATGAGTGGTTCTCCGATCGCCTGTGGGTGTTCAAGCTTACCGGCACCGCGAAGGCCGGACGCCTGCTGGAAATCTTCGCCTACGCCCGCCGCCGCTATGGGATTGACCTGTTTGTGATCGACAACCTGGCGAAATGCGGTCTCGATGAGGAGGACTACGGCGGACAGAAAGAATTCATCGACACCCTGTGCGACTTCAAAAACGAGCATAACTGCCATGTCCTTCTGGTCACACACGCCCGCAAAACCAACGAAGCGGCACCTACGGGGAAAATGGACGTTAAAGGCACCGGCGCATTAACCGACATGCCTGACAACGTAATGGCCGTATGGCGGAACATCCCGCGCGAGCTGGCGCAGCGCAAGGCTGATCGCATGGGGTATGAAAGTCTGGACAAGGACGAACAAACCGCTATCCAGATGCCAGCGTCAATGATACGCCTGCTGAAACAGCGAGAGGGCGAAGGGTGGATTGGTGACATCGGCGCCACCTTTGACGCCCGGTCACACCAGTTTCTTGAAGGCGATAAGGGGCCGTTTAACTACCTGGTCGGTAAACAACAAAGCGAACTCGATATTGAGTGGGACGCTGATAACGTTACGAGGTACTGAGTATGAAAAACGAAGTTTTAAAAGAAGCAATCGAGAACTATCAGTGCCTGAAAGCACAGGTCAGCCAGCAGGGCATGCATATCAGCGACGACGTGAATAAGACAGGAGCAGAGAACAATGCGTGACATGTACGAAGTTTTAGACCGCTGGGGCGCATGGGCTGCTGCTGACGGCAATGGCGTTGACTGGCAACCAATCGCGGCCGGATTTAAAGGGCTGCTCCCACACGGCAAGAAGTCGCGCCTTCAGTGCGATGATGATGAAGGGATCATAATTGACGGATGTGTGGCGCGTTTACGGAAGTATAAGCCAGAAGAGCATGAGTTGATTATTGCTCACTTTGTGATTGGTATCTCATTGCGAACCATCGCAAAGAAGCGGAAGTGTTGCGATGGGACCATCAGGAAGGAATTGCAGACGGCGATGGGGTTTATTGAGGGAGCATTGTCGATTATTCAATAAAGAAATTCTTATAAATTATAAATGCGATACCGACCATGGTCGGTATCCAGCACAGGATATAAAAAGATATCAGTATTCTAAATGCGAATATTTCATTTTTATTGAGTTCTTCCATTGCTTTTGCAATGTCGCTCTGAAGTTCTTGCGGGTAATTTTTTAGCTTTAGAATAAATGGGTTGAACACCATTTCTTTTGAATGGACAATCCTTTTTAATTGTTTCCATTGGCTAGAGATAATTAAATTGATTATTAATGAAGTAAAAATAACCCCAGTAAGTGCTACGATTTGCTCTGTTAAATCACTTAATTTCCATATGCCTATGGCAGCTAATAATGATAATGGGGTTGCTAAAATTTTGGCTGTTGAATCGCTAATGGTTTTAGACGTTTTTTCTGAAAAATCCAGCTCGGCAGCAGCGACATCTTTTCTTGCTTTGTGGAAATTAAAGCCACTAAGGTATACAGAAAGATTGTTATCATAGGCTAAGCGGAAATCCGTCCAATGTTCAATTAATTGCTGAAAATTGAAATTATTTTCATTAATGTATTCAACCAAGGTATTACGGAATATACCTCTTTTTTCGATGTGGTGATTCACGTCATTAATAGAGTGGTCGTCTTGCAATTGCTCAACTACGTTACAATCAATATCGCTATAGTCTAACATTTCATATGTTATTGTTGGCTGGAGTATTGCGGACTTAGATCGACCGTCAGAACCTTGAATGAATACTAAGCGAGGTTCACCGTCTGTAGCTTTTCTATCATGGTAATGTGCGAGTTTAGATAATGCTTTAATCAGCCTACAAACATTTTTAACTTTTTGGACTGCAGGTGGTATGGTGGTATCCTCTGAGTGATAATCTAGATCAACAACATAGAAGTCAGTCGGGAATTCACCGTTTCTAACCGACGAGAATGTTATTAAATCAGCTATAGTATTGTGGAAACGTTGGACACTGTCTCTGGGTAGTTTCAATGTTATAGATACGTTCTTCCAGCCCATAGGAAGATTATAGTTTTGTAAAAAAACACCATCAACGATGAATTCATCTTCAACAATGTATTGAGATGCTCTATGCGATGTTGTTAGCTCCCTAAGGGATACGTCAGCCTTAGGAGAATAATCTAGCAGCAAAGACAAATACACGCCAGAAATGGCTGGTTTTCCAGCTATTCTATATAACTCGACAAGAGTTCTTAATGGTGTGTTATTCGTCATCTCCGTCACCTGTTTGTGATTTTTCCTTTAATGCACGCTCAATACTCTGAACTGCGTCTTTCGGAAGCTTAGTAAATGTTAAGCTTTCATTCTCAGCATTATAACAGATATCCGCATCTCCCGTCGTGCCCAGAAGTGCTTTCTCAAAATTAAAACTATAACCATCGCCTTTATATTTAATATTCAACAGTTGGTTAAGACCAGAGCGGCTGACATTAAATTCAACAGGAATGCGAACCTCTTCGCTATTCAAATAGGTAACCAGATCATTAGATAGTTTTTCGCGGGTTTGCTCGTCAACGTAAGTCATGTGTTTGTAAGCCATTGCTGAAATGTCCGATAGCTTGGCTGGTTTTTTAGATTCGAATTGATGATTAATGTAGTTAATGACATCATTTTTAAAATCTCGGGAGTGATTCTTAATTTCATTGTGTTTCCCGAAAAATCTCATAACCTCAGTTGGAAGACTTTTTGTTGCGTTATTAGACGTAATGCCTTTGTCGCACCCTAGTGCGAGAATAAAATAGCCGGAAGCTGTTTGTTGTGTAGTTGTACTAATGAAACTTAAATAACTTAAATCTTGCTTATCGATTGCTGATGAATTTTGATATTTAAGAAATTTATCAAAGTTAATACGAGCCGCCTGATTGATTTTGGTTAAATCAAGTTGCTCGAGTAGTTCTGGTTCAAGTTTCGAACTTAATCGTATCCCTTCCTTCTGTTTGATCATAGTAACCAAAAAGAAATTGATACCATCTCGCACATAATCTGCAAAAACGATCACCCCTCCAGATGACCACGGCTGCTTTTCAGCCTCATCAGCCAGTTTATTCATTATACCCACACTAAGGTCTATAAAGTCTTGAGAGGAAGGGGGAACCAGACAGGTGTAGCTTTCAATAGCATCAGGGACTGGCCCGCGTTCCGTTAACTCTTCTTTAAAAACACCATAGTATGCAGAATTTCCTTTTTTTCCATACAGTCCATTGATTTCATTGATGAGTTTGAGAACTATCTCGTTAGATGAATCAAGGATCGTATCTCTAAACTTCATCCTTTTACCAGGAACCATAGGCTTCTTAGCTTCTTTAAGGAGCTCATGAACAATAACATTATTTAAAGTGATGTCCGTCAC